AGTTTAACGAATAAATGACCTTTTAATTTAAATCGTTCTTATCGAACGACATAGTACATCTTGATTTGATGCAATCCGTATTAACTTGTCTTGATAAGACCTTATCACAAGAACATGTGTTTGTAAATACTTTATTATTTTTTTGTGAATATTGCACAACAAAAGGCTCTGAACCAACGTGGATGAGAGCCTTTTCAATTTGTTATTTTGTGCATTTTGTTGTGTGTTTCGCGCTAGCAAGCTTGAGCGCGGAACACACACTCATTCATTTTCAGTAACAGTAACAATACCATAATTACCATTATCAGATTCTAAAGAATCAATACGCATACTTAAAGTATGAACATAAATAAAGCATAAAACAAGACCTACAACACAGAAAAACAAAACCCAATCTTTAAAAGTTTTCATAATACACCACCTTTAAGGTTCACTATCAAGTATACCAGTAATTTCAGGTGTAGTATGACCGCCTTGTTGCTCATATTGATATTCTTCAACATTATCAAGACGAGAGTCTAATTTTGAGATAGCCACTACACAGCCAATAACACCAATGATACACAACAAAATAATAAAATCCTTACAATAATCTTTTTTCATAGTAAAACCGCCTTTTTTATTTTCGATTTTACACTATTTCAACAACTTTTTCAAGCGCCTGCTTCTATGTGTTATCTGGTCATTATCTGGATTCATTTCACCTCTCATTTGTAATATTTCTTCTTCACTCATCATGTCACCATCATCAACAGATTTCTTTAATTTATCAACTACCGCCAAAGTATCATAAGCATTGTAATCTTTATCTTTAATAAGGAATCCAGTACGCTTGCGAGGTTTAATGAGAGTCGGATTAGATGCATACTCTACCTCATCAGCATCATATTCATTTTGCACCAAGAAGCGCCATATCTTTTCGCAGTTGATACACTTTTGAGTAACAGAGCGCATCAAGGCATCAGTTAACTTAAATTTCTGACTTGAATACATAAATGAAATATGATAATGCCTTGAAGTTATTAACGTATTCAAAAAAGAAGCATCTATATTGGTCTTAAAGTTCCTACTATTAAGTTGAGCAGAAGCTTCATCCAAAACCACTATTACTACTGTTCTTGTATTATTTTTTATGTCAATATCTTTATTCTTATATGCACAGCATACGACCTGCGACAGACTGGCAAGTGGTTCATATGGAATTGACTTAAAATCTACATTACTAATCACATGAATTTTTTGGCGAACAAACTTTTTTCGTCCTCTATCCCAGACCATTTTATTATTATACTTTTTAAAAATCAAAGTGACATAATGCACAATAGATAACGTTTTACCGCCACCGAAATGTGCGCAGTAACAATTTAAAAGCCCTGCTTCATAGAAATTATATCCCTTATGTATAACCCAAAAATAGAAATCTTTTACCGCATAAACGATTGTACTTACTGGATGCAGGCAAACAATTCTAAAAATGACCGATAGCCACAGTAACAGCAGGGCACCAAGAAAAATTAAAAATCCCATTACTTCATACCCCCAAGAAATCCGCAGGCCGTAGCGAACAATTCAAGCGAAATCATAACCACAATAAGCCTAACCATAACATATACATCTAACGTTGTAGACGTACCAACTATAAGATTAACAATAGCATCCATTATTTCCTAACCCCCTTTAACGAATGAGTGCGCCAAGACTTCATACACGACCAACAAAAGCTGAACACCACAATAAACATGATAATATGCACATCATTTGAAATAGAATCTAAATTCGATGCATAATCTACAGTCTGTACTGTAGAGCCAACCGCAGGAGTCGAATTATCAATTGTGACAACTTCCGTATTATCTTCTTTAACACCCTGCGAAATACTTTCTTCACCTTGCACATTTAGCACCTCACTATTTTCAATTAATTCTGTATCTGGTACAGCTTCATATATTTCAGTTGTATCAACAGTCATTCTAACAGCCCCCTTATAAACTTGACAATCAATATAGCTGCAAGTGAAAAAACAATTACCTGCGCTATAGTCGGTTGAATACTACCCGACCACGGCACACGCATATTTAACACTCTGATAATTAAAATACAAACACGCTTATATATATCATATAACATAGCTCTACCCCCTTATAAATTTAACAACAATAAGAATCATAAGAAGCGCAAAGCCAATAGCCACCACTTCAAGGCACCAAGAGGGCAAAAAAGAAAATATATCAGCTAGCATTTTAGGCACATCACCTATACCCTTTGTAAATTCTTCTAACTTGTCAAAAGTAGAATTGCTACCACCAGATGCATCTTGAATATCTTTATTATCCTGCTTTTCCTCTGTTTTCTGAACATTGTTTTTTGCATCTTCTAAAGTATCTCCAGTACCGGTTATTTCACTAGTATCTTTTGGTTTAGAATATCCACCTCCAGAATCTGGAACAGCATTGTCATCATCATCAACAGACTCTGAACGATATTTACCCTTGTTAGTAGAATTGTAAAGTTTAATCCAGGCACCATATTTATTATCTTGCGAAACAATACGCAGATACCATATCGGTTCATATTGATAGTTAGCGTAAGTTGTCATTTTTTCAAAAACGTTTGGTTTATGTGCATTTGATGTTTTATCCTCTTCTACTTTATCATTAGCCGATTTCCAATCAATCCACTTATATTTTGACCTATCAAGACCTTTAATATTGTCCTGCGCATCCCAATCTTTGATAAAAGTTTTATGACCTTTATCTTCACTCTTTATATTACCTTTCTTATCTTGCCAAGCATAAGAGCCGTATAATTGCACCTTATACCCACCTTTAGAAAGGTCAATTCCCGAAGTGGTAGAGGAGCTATATACTATCACCTTATCTTGATTAATTTTTGACAAGTCAACATTTTCATCAGCATCAATTAATTCTTTTTTATTAGTAACGTATGTTTCCATCTGCACATTATCAAGACATCCAATTTCAGAATAAGCCTTAGTATTAGGCATATAGCCCGAACCACCAATTATCATGCCATCAGACTTCTCACCAGTAGTAACATACTTGATAATTGACGGAAAACATTGAGAGTAACCTTTATCATCGTACATCATAAATATATCCGATTTAGAGCCCGAGAACCGATATTCTTTACCTAATGTAACAAACCCAAAATTAAAAAAATATACACCTTGAGAAGAATAGCCATTGTCTATATAAGGACTACCACCAAAAATACTATCGGAATAATCCATACTACACTTACCTCTAAAGTCCTCAGTCGAAACAAAGCCAAAAAAGAGAGCATGAGCGTACTTATCACCCTCAATTACAGTATTACGAGACTCGAGAATAAATGAATAAACAGGCGATTTCATATTATGTGACAATTTAATATGACTATCTTTAAATGTATCTTCATAAGTAGTTTTAATAGTAATAGTATTTTCAAAAGAATAAGTATCAGCGTATATAAACTGCTTTGGTATTAAAATATTAATTGCAACAAACAAGAGAACCACAAAAATAACAACTCTCCTATTAAACAAAATATTTCCATATTTTTTCATAAGTCCTCACTTTCTAATAAATCGATTTTATGCTGCACCGAACCCCTCATATAATCGTGGATCAGCGCAGCATAAAACGTTTTTCGCAATATCATTGTAACAATTCGAAACGTGTAACAAATATCATTTTTTTATGATACAAAAAGGGCGATGCACCGCACCGCCCACCGCCTGCATCAGACTACTAATTTGTGCGGAGCTTCTTTACTACTCCGATAGCAATTCCAACGATGCCTGCGCAGAAAAATGTTAATAGGATTGAATTTCCAGTAATAGTTGTCATTACTGTACTAACAACTTCCATAAGTGAACCAACCGCAGTTGTCATAGAATTTGCACCTGCCTCTGCTAATAACATAGATATTCTCCTTTCTTTTTTATTTTATAGTAATATCGGAAATAAAGGCTTTGCCATTATATCCGCAACCATAAGCTACATTAATCTCATGACCGATTACATTATCGGTTATCTTTTTCGCTAAGTCCTCATAGATAAATAACTTATCTGTAGACTTGCCGTGGACGTCTCCAGTTCCGTCCTGCTCCACAAAAACTACTACTCCATCTTTCTTTTTCATTTCGATAAATCCTACTACTTTTATCATTTTAGTTTTCCTCACTTTCTGTATTTTCTGTTAAACCTGCATATCCTAATAATGGCGCATATTTAAGTAGCACCTTTTTAATCTCCGGCACTACAAGTGCTTCGAAAATTATTTTTTGCTCCAATGTAGTAAAACCACATTCTATGGACACTGGTAAAATCAATTCTTTTTTCTTTTCACTCATTTCTTTTCCTCACTTTCTTCGTTGAATTGATATATTTGATATATGGCTCTTTTAAAACCATTTATCACTGTTTCGTGTTTGAAATCATAACCATGATTTCTTGCTATCTCCTCTGCCTGTCTTTTAAGCCATTCTTCAAAATCATGCTCAAGGCGAGGGGAATATACATCTATACCGCTTGGAATTAGGTTTAATACTAACTCCACAGGCTCATGCAAGTTTTTACTTGCGATATATCTATGTCTGCCTTTAGTGGCATTGCATAACTCTTTTGTTATGTATTTAGTAATATAGTTTGTTGCCTTATATGTATCCTGTATCTTAGTGGCTGTAGAAAAACCATATCTCCACCCAGTAAGGTTGTAAACTACTTTGCCATTGCTTTTATGTCCACTATCCTTAAACGTCATATTTCCGCAGTTAGCAACCAATCCGTGCATATGCCACGCGCCATCTTTATGCTGTTCGGGTACGAATAAATATGACAAATCGGGAGCATTTCTCACATGCTGATTATTAAGCCATTTTCTACACTTCGCGAGACATTCAGAAAAATCATATCTATCAGTTTTAGCGCTATCGTACGTTAATGTGAAAAAGTATTCCCATTTTTCCGACCGCGCTAATTCATGGATTTTATTTCGTGTACGATTAAGCGATACACGCTCCGAATGTTCGGCTCTCAACTTTTCTATATCTGCGCTTTCAAACTCTTGCAATTCTTCATACATTTCAGTAAATGGGTTGTATATCATGGTAGTTAAATCTTTATTTAACATTCTTTCTACCCTCTCATTATCAACATATGACTTATCACTATCGGCAACTTGATATATTCCAGCGGGATAAATCGAAAACTTTACCTCTCCATTATAAAATTCTTGGATTTTGATATTATAGCCAATCATCAGATTATGAAAAATGAGTGCGAAATGTTGCCATTGTCAAGTAGGCAACACCCTCTACGCTATCGTAAATAATTCTCATTTAAGACCTCCTTAAGGGATACCAGTGGGACCATTCCTAATCCCCAGCGTGTTACTTCTAAGCGCCAAAAAGCAGGCACTAAGAAGAACAATCGCGCCCCCTTCCCCGAAATCCAGGGGGGCTATATGATACGAACTGTTATAATAAAGCGCTCACCGAACGACATAAGTCCATAGAAAAATGATGCAGACGCTTCATATATCAGCTTATCAAACGACATTATTTAAAAGGCAATTCCTCATCATCATCAGACAAATCTTTATCAATAACACAAAATTCATGAATATAATGTGTTCTCAAAGCTTCAACAACATCACAAACATCATGCATTAAAGCATTAGGAAACCGACCAGACATGTAATAGAAAATATATCCATTGATAACAAAATCAATTGGGTTGTCTGCATGGTGCTTATCAATATAGTGCTTTGCTTCAACAAACATCTCAAAATTAGTACTTTTTTCCATTTTTCTTCTTTCCTCTACTTTCTTTTTAATTCTACTCTTTGACTTTTGTAAACAAGGGGATTCCCACCCTTCGGGGACAATCCCCCAAGCTCAAAATTGTCTTGAGTCGTGGCGCGTCAAGGCTAAAATGCACTGCTTACGCAGGCCTTGACTCGTTGCAACTCTTTCTTTAAATGCACAAAAAAAAGTGCAATCCGTAAGACAAACTCACGAATTGCACTTTATTTTAAAATGCACTATATTTAATTAAAATGATGCTTACCAATGCTTGAAGCCTGCGAGAACAGGAACACAGCAGAAAGAAGAATCGTGTCATCTATTCGTCAAACAAGTATTTCACAAATAGTTGACGGTCAAGCGCCCTCCGACGGGAGAACGAATGTCGGGCGCTGTCAACTACCGCTTCCCCGATTTTCGACCTGCAGACCGGTCGAAAAACGCTTTCGTGAAACATATATCAGTTTAACGAATAAATGACCTT